GGTAAGATTGCCAGACTTCTTCTCCTCAAACATTTGTTTTATCTTGGTCAATACCTGCGCCGTTGCCTCGCTGTTCTGACCCGCCTTATACCTCGTCTGCTTAAATTTATTCCCCTGTATACCAACAATATGGCCATTGTGGACCTGAAGCCACACCGACAAAGACCCGTATTTTAGTTGACGGGCATCTTTTTCTATCTGCGCCAATGGAATTAGATTATTTTCTTCAATAGAATCCATCTTTATCAAAAAGCTTTGGTTTTGGTATTGGCTCTTCAAAATACTCCTCAGTAGTTGGTGCGAAACTACTCATGCCATATCGAATAGCATCCATGGCGTGGTTGAAGGTGTCGGCGGGGACGTTTATTGTCTTCCCCTCTCTATCCGTTTGCCAAAGATAATTACGATATTCTTTAATCACATTCAAGCTCCTCTTTGTTACCGAAATCTTTTGTTCTTGGACAAACTGAATCCCCCGCAAAATGCTTCCCTGCCCCTTTTGGGCTGGCACAATACTTACCCCATAACTGGCAATCTCATCAATGCTCTTTGGCTCAGCACTATCAGCCACAACCAAAGCACGAGGGTGGGTAAGAAAGATATCGGCAATTCTCTTGTTAGAAAGCTCTTTCAAATAAGTAACCTCATCAAAGATATAACCGCCGTTATAGAAATAAATGGCCACAATCGCTGTCGGGTCGTTCGAATAACCAAAGTCAAGTCCATATCTTTCCAGCCTTGCCTCGTGGGGAATATCGTCAATCATCTTCCAGCCGGTGTAAATTCTTCCCTCCGCCTCGCCAAGCTGACCCAATCCATAAACACGCCACCAGTTCTTATTCCCTTTTCTTGCCTCAATTGCCCCCACTACCCGCTCGTCCAATGCTTCATTATCTTTGTAAGTAAGAGTAATAAAATCACAGTCAATCTTCCCTAAAATCTCCTCATACCACCAGAACTCAGCCACAGGATTCCAGTCCAACCAAATTACTTCTCTTGTTCTTATCTCCAGTTGGGTAAAGGTTTCATAAGAGATATTGTTTGCTTCGTTAATAAATACTTTTCCCGGTTGGTCAGCAGAAAAAAACTCAATCTTTGATCCGCTCTCAAAAGTGTAAATATAATCGGTCTTATTCCACCTCGCCGACTGAAAGTAGCCGTGTCCCCTCATAATCCCCATAAAGTCTCTAATAACGCCCCGCTTCAGGTGAGGAAAAGACTCGGAGACAACAGAAATAAGTTTCCCTTTGCTGCTTTGGGCATAGTCGATAAGCCAAAGCATAATACTTACCGTCTTAGAAGCACCGGTGCCGCCGGCCACACCGCGGATTCTCTTGGTAAGTTTAAGAATTTTCTTGGTTGCTGTTAGTCTTTTTGGTTTTACCGCCAAGAATCGGTTGCACATTTACCTGCACCGCCACCTGCGGACCATCGGAGAATTTATGAATTGCCTTCAGGAGAAAAATAGCCATTGAGGCATTTACCTCTTTACCACCATACATACCATCATCAATCAGTTGCTGTCTTTGTTTATCGGCTAATCTTTTCAAGTAGTCGGATAATTCCGGGTATTTCTTTGCCCATGTAAAAATAGTGTCTCTATTGACGCCAAGATGGAGAGCAAGGCCGGCGACAGTCGGAAGACTTGTCTGCTCCCGACCACACATCGATAGATACTCCTCTATCTTAGGGAAAATAACTGCGGGAATATACTTCGTAGGTCGACCTCTACCACGCTTAGTTATCGTCTTCTTCATGTAATAGTTCTCTTAAAAATGATTTACTAACACAAATAAATATGCGTGCCCCGTCAGGGGGTCGATAGGAAAGTAAAAAACTATCGCCCTCTTTAGAATACCCTATCAACTCCACTCCCTCAATCCACATCCCATTCCCTCTACTACAATATTTGTGATAATCTGTTAGCTTAACTACCCCCACTATTATCACCGCACCTATGCCGAATAAGATAATTAATCCATTAAAGAATGTCTTTGTTGTGTCCATATTCACCTCCTTACCTCTCCCCTACCGCCTAAAATTCATCAAAGTAGGGTAGGGGATTGGGTTTTCTTCGGTTATTTACCGCACCCTCCTTCTTCTCGTTCCCCTCCTCCTTCTCGGTCTCCTGGGGAAGTTTTTAAGCGACCCATATCTTGCTAAATGTCTTCTCTTTCTTTCCGCTAATGTTCGTCTTTTGCCCAATGGCATATTATTTCACCCCCCTTAGTTTATCAAAACACTTTTGACATATAAAATATTTTGGTTCGCCAGCGTAATGTTTCTCCCCACAATTAGGATTTTGGCAATACCAAGCCCCCTTCTCCCGTCTCTTTTCCTGTTTCTTCTTAGTCATCGTAGCACTGAGCGTCTTCTTACGCTTCGCCTGAGCTTCTTTGCTTTGTGCCCGTTGAGACCAAGAGATAGAATTGCCTACCTTAAAAGTCATTTCTTAATTCTCCTCTCCCACCACAAGAGGAACGCAAAAAATACTATGATGGTTACAAGACCGATTGGGTAAAATAAAAATTTCATATAAAATCTCTTAAATGATAATGCTTTATTCGGGGTTTCCATACCCTCAACTTCCCGCCCCTTTTCTTGAGTAACTTACGCCAACCGACGAGCATAAGTTTTCCACCGCACCCCAACCACCTTTCTGCCAATGGCGAGGCTAATATCTTCTTGTCGTGTTCGCCAAAAGACTGACCACAGCTTTGGACGCCAATAATGTCAGTGTCAGAAAGGGCAATAATGTCAATAATGTTAAACAGGTCAATTCTTTTTCCATACTTCCCAGCATAAAATAAGAACCTTTCTACCACCCCTGCCTTCCAGCCTCTATCTCGCAAGTATTTTAGGGTTCGGGATGTGTTAGTCATTTTTTGCCTCCTCCTTTTTTACTTTCTTGCTATACCCACAAGCGGGGCAGAACCAGTCTTGATAGCCAGTTGATACTCCCTCACACTTCATTGATGTTTTACATTTAGGACATCTAATCATTTTTTGAAATCGCACCCACTAAACACTACCCTTTTGCTTCCCTTTTTATCTTTTCTTACCCCTAAATATAAGCCTTGAGCATCTGCCCAACTTTTAATCTTTTCAGTCAAACGCTTACAAAAAACCCTATCTCCATATATTGCTTCATTAACAAGCACTTGTACCTCTTTATTCGGGGTTAAGCCAAATATAACAAGAGGTATTATTTTTTCCTCCTCTTGGTTAGTCATTTTTTAGTTTCTTTTTTTGCTTAAAATTACCGTCCTTGTCCCAATAGCCAAGCTCTTCATATCTTTGCTTGCACTTTTTGCACATATACTTTTTATTATGCGTTTTCTCCCGTAAGATTTCAACTGCTCTTTCCGCATCTTCACCACCATCTTCGAAAAACGCCTCTAAGGCATAAACAAGCCGTTTACGGAAACAGTCTTCACAAGTATCTCCACAGACTGCCCAATCCATCTCGTGTTCAATCGCTGCCATCAAATCAAAAACCGCTTTGGCTTTCTTCCCTATCTCTTCAAACCGAGAAGATGGGTAATCCCATGCTCCTCCACTCATTTTTCCTCCTTTTCAAATCTAACTGAAAATAATTTTTCCGTCACCATTTTCTACAACATCTCTAACTAATTTGTATAAGTCCTTGAAAATTTCTTCTATACGAGGCGTAAAAAACTTTTTTCCTTTCTTTCTTAAAATCCTAAGCTCCTTCAACAGTTGTTTCGAATTGCCAGTTAGGGGCTCTTCAGAAAATTTAGCTACCCTTCCTCGCAAGGTGTAAATTCCATCCCCATCATCGTGCCACATCAGATTAGGAAACTCCTGTAGAGCAACTATATATCCCCAATCATAATGACCAGTTGGAAGTTTTACTCCCAATTCAATATATTCACTTTTTACATATTCCTCACTAAACCACCCATCAAACATTAACATAAAACCACCAAAATCTTTATCTCCACCACAAATTTTGTAAGCTACCCAGCGTAAACGGTGCAAACCCCCATAAGAACGCTGATATGTTTTTTTAGATGATTTACTATAAATGTAAAGTCCCATCTTCTCTTTACTTCCTTTTAATCAAATCAATAATAAACAGCACCGCCATAACAAACATTATTATCCCACCCATTATCACTGCTCCTGTCAAGAAGCTGATAAAAAACTCTTTTGCTAAAACAATAATTTGTAGTTTCATCTTCACCTCCTTCTCTTACATCAGGGGCGGACAAGATTCTAACTTGCACCTCTATAAATGACTAGCATTTATAGTGTTTTTCCCTAAGTGTAGTTTCTGCTAGCCTTCACTACACTTGGTTAGTAGTTCAACCACCGCCCCTGATGTAAAAGAACGACTTTGAATTTTGGTTTAGTCATTTTTCCTCCTTTATTTCTAATAATTCAATTTCTTTCAAGTATCTTAAACAACCTAAGCAAGTCTTCGCCTTCTAATTTAATAGCGACCCTTACTGGCTTATTTTTTTGTTCGTCAAACAATAGCATTCCAATACAATCAGTTTCAATCCATAATCTATTTTTTTTCTTCTTGAAACTAAATTCAGTTTTCATTTTGCCTCCTCTATTTTTGATAATTCAATATTTTTTATGGGTATCGGGTCATATACCCTAAATTGCCAACACCCATCAACATAGTTATTTACTCCATTGCTTGGGTCGTATTCTACCCCCAAGACAACATCGCCCCAGCCTATGGCTTCCCTTTTGCTTGGCGTCAAATAGGTGCACCTTGACGGTGCATTTTTTCTTATTCCCCATAAAACACCCTCCTTTTTTATTTTCTTCCAATTTTGTATGGTTGTTCCATGATAAAATTTCATTTTTCCTCCTCCTTTCTATTTATTAACTCTCCATAGGTTCTCCAACTTATCGCGTAAGTATATTCGTCCAGCCATTCTTTTTTAACATCTGAGGTTTCATACATCCATTGCTCTAAGTGAGTTTTGCCAGCACAATTATTGTCAAGCAAATCTCCCACTGTCTCAACGTTGTAAGTAGCCTCTCCTAAATCTGGATTATAAATCCCAATTTTTTTCCCTTCGTTCAGTAAGTAAGTAATTGAACCATTTTCGTGAATAAAGCACCCTATTCTTTTCATCTTCACCTCCTTCTCTTATATCAGGGGCGGGCAGGGATTTGCACCCTGCAGTATCGGTGGAGTTTTCCTCCTGCCTTTATGCTTACCCAGTCTGCCGACTAGGATTTAGCGTTTACCTATTCCGCCACCGCCCCTGATGTAAAAGAACGACCAAGTGTAATGGCTATTATACGCCGTTGTTTCCTTGCTTTTCCTCCTTTAGCTCCTTAACAAGCCACTCCATAAACCCCTCAATGCTAACCCTTACTGGGGGCGTATATGTCGGGAGGGGTGGCATTTTTGGGGGATAATCAAACTCTAAACGGGGAAGAGCCTTAGGATCTATAGCAAATATTCTTTTCCACCAGGGCAACTCATTATATTTCTTAATTGATATTTTCAACTTCTTTTCTCTTTCCTCTTTTCTCTTTTCCCATATATCTCTTCTTTGTTTATATTCTTCAATTATACGGCGACTGATCTCGGCATGATCTCTTGAGTATGTTGCATTTTGCTTCTTTACCCAATCCAAATACTTCCCATAAAGCTCAGAAATCTTTTTTATATTCATTTTTCCTCCTTTTCTCTTTCTTCATCTATTATAATTTTTTGTAAATATTCTTCTCTTCCACACTCTGGGCATATAACCATTCTTCTCATCTCTTTAACTATTTCATGTCCAATAGGTGCTTCTAAACTCCATCCACAAATACAACATACTTTGTATTTCATTTTTCTACCCCCTTTTGGTTAGTCATTTTATTTTAGGTGAATTATCAAGGACTTTTCTTACTGCTTGCCAAGGTATTACGCTCATAATATAACCAGTTAAAGGGTCTTTTGTTAATTCTATCTTGCATTTCCAAAGTTTTTTTGCTATCTCCTCCCGTTGCTGTTGGAGGGCATCATCAATTATTTCCTGAAGCGTCATTCCGGCATACTTGATACCTTCTTTATCCTGAACATACTTTTTATCAGAACCCTGTATCCTAAAAACCATATTAGCTATAATACTTGCCTGTCCTTCTCTTGCCTCTTTCAACCCTTTCTTCGCTTTAGTCATTCCACCACCTCCCATCTCACCCGAATTACCCCCTTCGACTTAGGCGCTAACCTCTGAAAAACAGTCTTAGAGAAATCAAAATCCCTTCCTGCTATGAACGGGCCTCTGTCGTTACAAACAGCCGTGACCACATTTCCCTGCCCATCCCCATCGGGGTCATATAAGAACTTAACCTTAGTGCCAAATTCCATTGTCTTATGGGCAAAAGTAAGAGCATCGCAAGAAAATATGTCCCCTGACGCCGTAGTATTGCCCTCAAAGCCTTCACAATAGTAGGAAGCTACCCCAGTATTAGGAAAAGGCTTTCTTGCCTTCTCTGCAGGTATTCCAGTGGGGGTAATGCCCTCACCAACAGGCGATAAGATAGTTCGCTGCCCAGCTAAACCTCTAAAAATAAACAAACTGCCTATGATGAGGGCCAAGATGAGTGCCACGATAAGAGTGGACTTTCTAATACCAAAATAAATATAGTGTTTAGAGTGTCGGTATCTCATTATTTCTTCTTTTCTTCTAATAATTCAGGATTTTCGAAGATATTGCCGATGACCTCTAATTTTTTCTCAGGAAAATCAAGCCACACCCATTCGTCTTTGTTAAACGGGCGGGTTGTCCAACCATAAACGGGCAGGATGTCACCATCACACTCTGGACAAGACCTTGACCTCCCCCATACGACTATTCCTCTTTCAAAGTCTTTACCATAGATGACAGCAGGATAATGGCTATACTCCTCTTGAACAATATCCCCTTCATAAATCTCCTTGCCATTCTTGTCATGAAGACCAGTGTATAGCGATACTTCTACCTCTTTAGTTATTGCCTTGAAGATTTTTCTACCAACTACTAAGTGGACTTGTCCTGAACCGTCTATTACACACTCACCATAATCCAGCCAACGCTCTCCCTTCTTATTCCAACATCTGAATTTTATCTCTCTTTGTTTCATTTTTGGTTTAATCTATTAACAATAACCATACTATAGTCCCATACACAAAAAAGCCAGATAACATAGAAATCTGTGTTATTAGCTCCCACTCTATCCCTGCTATCAAAAGATAACTCCAAAAGAGCGTAGGGACTAACACGCCAATTGCCCATTTTATATATTTCATATCTTCTCCTCTATAAACCTAACCGCCCTCTCAAGCAATTTAACAACTACCCTGGCCGCCTTGAGGCTTTCCTTTGTCGTGTAGCCATTAAAGTCAAAACCATAATCTCTATCCCTTGTCTCAATACCCCACTCACCATCTTCGTTAATGATATAAATCTTATACTTCCCGTTGGCAACGGTAAATTCCTGCTGCGATAGTTTGATAGTTGTTCGTTTACCCATATTGCTCTTTTTCGCCCCCCTCGTCTTAGCGTTAACCTTGACCAGGTGGGGATGAAAAGGAGCAATCAGCCCCTTTCCTTGGTGGAATACTCATTGCTAATCGGCTTCTCAAATTCTTCTACTAATCTATAAATCATATCTAAAACAAATTCCTTGTTCTTGGGCAATCCCCTTCTATATTTTTTATAAGCTTGCCACATATCTGACATTGCGTGTTGTATATCTTGCATATTATCTATATCCCTTATAGGGCTGACCACTATTAGTTGCCTGCTTCATTCCCGCCACTTTTACCTTGCCCTTAAAGACACTATGGCCAATCCCTAACATTGAAGCAATTTTAGTAATTCCATCGGTAATTGCTGACTTGCGGGCATCAGTAATATTCCCCCGGACAACCTTCTTACCACCCACGTAGCTTATTGGTTCACTCCATTCGCCGTCTAATTTCCGATACCAAAGGCTGACTTTAACGCCAACCTCTCCTTCGCCATCTTCGGGCTCTTTGAATTTACTAAACTTGTATTTCCAACCCTCACCACAAAGACCAAAAACATCATTAAGCCTTTCAATCACATAAGCCGCTTTAATAGAAGTAAGTTGAAACCCCCTGCTTGTATCGGCACTGAGTGCTTCTTTGGGAAAATCCTTCTTCAATAGTTTTTCTCTTTCATCTTTGTTCATTTTTTACCCCCTTTGGCTCACCACACCCCGGGCAAATCTTTTTGTTGCCTTTATGTTCACCACAGTATTTACAAATCTCGGGATTGCCTTCGTAATAATCTTTTGGGTCAAAATGGTTCATTATTTTCAATCGCTTTTCTAACTTCCGGTAACATATCGCTTCTATCTTCCGGAGTGTCTTGAACGTCTGGGCGAAAACCTAAATGAGAAGTTGCTTTGATGGCGCGCATTTGCGCTTCGTAGGAGTTGAGGTATTTTAAGGTCAACGGCTGGACAGCTTTTTGTTTATTCATTATTAAGAGTATATACCCTTTGTCAAGGTTTGTCAAGTATTATCCTTTCTTAAGTATGTCGGTATATCTATTTCCCGAATATAATAAGACTTAGTAAACTTCTCGGCCGGAAGTTTTCCTTTCGCAATCCACTCAAGAACAGTGTTGTAATGAACCTGGCAAATTTTAGAAACTTGGCGAACAGATAAATATTTGTCTTTTATCATCTTATTTAGTATCTTATACTCGTAGCACCCTCAGTTCTGGGGAGAAGGAATAGGTCAATACCGCCTTCCTAAACTTGGTCATCGCAGGTTTCCCCACTTTGACCTCCTAAAGTCTGGCAAATACCAACCTAAGAGCCTTCCAAGATTGTCACCCTCTGCACTAATCAATGTTTTTAAACATTCCAAAAATGTTTGCCTTACGGCGAATTGATTGGGCGACCAGCCATCGTCACTCTTGCGAGAGTCCAAATAACTTTTGATTATTATGTCATCCAGACTACCTCTCACGAGGCTTCAGATGCGCACTATCCGTGCATAGCGAATTATTATGCGACCCCAGAAATCAAGGTGCTACTTTATTTTGACACTTTTTACAAATAGGAATTTTACCGTTAACGTGCAAGTTTGACCAAGGATAAATTTTTACTTGTAATTCTCCACACTTTGGACAAACTATTCTCTGAACTTTAGTTGGCTGATATTTCTTTTTCATCTTATCCAACATCTTACACCCTTTGTCAAGGTTTGTCAAGTATTTATCACAAATCCAACAAAATTAGATATCGCCACCACTATCCCAACCCACGACACAACCCATACCGCCACTCTCATTAAACGATAGCGGCGATAAAAACAACCAACCGCCAAAATTAAAAGAATTTGCCAAAGAATAAAATAAATAAAGCCTTTAGCCATCAAAGAACGCATAAGAAAGTTTGCCTCTAAGCCAATGCCGCCGCTCCGGATGGCTAAGTAAGTGGTTAAAATGTCGGCCGCCCGACTAAAAATAAAGAAAATCATTTGAATATTTTTTTTGCTATTTCAAACGGCGTCTCACACTTCTCAATCGCCCATTTTAACAATTTAGCCCGCTTAATAATAAGAAGGCGGTCGGTCACAGATGCTGTTTTATATTTTTGGCGGAGCGAATTTAATTTAGCCTCAAGTTGTTCTTTAGTTAAAGACATAATTAAAGACTGATAATTCCTTAAATAAATATTTATATTCCCGCTGTAAGAATGGCAATGTCCCCCCCTTACCCCCCATTAGGTATTTATATTTGGCGAATTTTATTTAGGTTTTCTCTCCTATTCGCCTCAATCTATGCTTCAGTCCCCGACGTTATGTCGGGGAGGGAAGGAACTTCATAGATTAAAGTTGCCCCTTCCTTTGGACTATTCCCGCTGGTCGGAATGCTGTCCGACACATCAGTTTTTAGCTCAACGACCTCGTCCTCGTTGATTTAACCCCCGGACTTACAATAATTCTATTTCAAAGTTTTCAATCGGATAAATTCTAATTCCATTTCTTGTATCAAGGTGTTTCCCTTTTTCTAATTCATCTAACCATGCGGAACAAACACTATTATCGTTTGACTGAAAAACGACAAATCGGCAACGCATTCCTGTTTTTTCTTGAAATTTTATTCTTGCTCTGACTTGTTTTATCTCAAGCCCATGCCCTAAAAATGGTGGTGGCCTAAATGGCTCAGATTTCAATTTCACTTCGTAAAGAGCATATTCTCCTTTTTGAAATCCAATTCCATCAGCTTGAAAAAATTCAATCCCCTTATTCCTGAGATATCTAAATAGTTTCTGCTCTCCTTTAATTCCTTGCTCTGTTATTCCCATTATATTTCGTTTCCCCAAACATCCCAGCCCTCACTTTTCTGTCGGGCAAATAATTCAATACGGGGCAAATCCCCCACTAATTTAACAATTTTCTCTCTAACAACATCTGGCTTCTTACTGTGTTTTTCTACTGGCGTATATATAATTTGTGAAATAGAAGCATCTTTTCTTTCAATAGATCCTTTTGTAGCGATTAAACATACCTCTGCATTTGACCGTGTCCAGTTGCCTAAACCAAAGAAGAATCCGCCCCCTTTCTTTTTTTGTTTTATCCAAACAAAACCAACCGTAGAATATTCAAAACCCCACCATTTGATTAAATCAAACACATCATTAAGAATAGGAAAAGTAACCCATAGGAATAAAATACAATTGTCAGCCGCTAAATCGTCTATTGGCATTTGTTTTAGTTCTTCTACTGTTAGGCTATCATAGTGCTGTTCTTGGTTTTTGTAACCGCCAGCATAGTATTTCCATGGGGGATCAGCATAAATAATATTGTATTTGCCTGGAGGAAGTTGGGGAATTGTCTTTTTCTTTCGTGGTGTTGGTAGAAAAGTATTAACAATATAGTGCCACGATTTGCCTTGTAATTCTGTAACACTGTTACATTTTTTATAAAACTGAATACACTTCCATAGATCGCTTGTGCTTGTCCTTAAATCTTTCGCTATATTTTCAATTCTTTTACTGCCATATTCGGGGCTGTTAAACTTTAGCTCATCTTGAACAATCCGCTTACCAATATTCCACTTAGTAACAACAATGCCAGTATATTCTAACTTTTTTAAGTCCTCTAAAAGATTTATATACCAGGTTGGTGATTTTTGAAGTGTTTTAGTGTTCATAAAAAAATCCGCCTATGTGGGGATAGCCAATCTCTCGTAGGAGGATTTTGTCTTGGGGGCTACCCCCAGATAAACGGATTATCTCCTACGAAACTGTTATTTATCCCCAAGAACTATTATTATTTTTATCCTACACCCGATTTTCCTTTTTGTCAAGTTCTTTATGCAACCTCCTATAAAAGTTTTTCTACAACGGCTATCGTGTCGTGAATCGCTCCCCCATGAGATATTAAAAGGACCTCTTCTTGCTTAAAGCCTCTTGATTTTCCCATAGAGACACTATGGTAGCCAAAAGTTATTACTTTTCCGCCATCGTTTAATAGTTTAGGGAGCTTGTCTTTCAAGGCGTTAAAACGAGACATCTTTTTCCCCCCATACATTTCCATGGATTTTCTGTAGGAGTAGGGTGGGTCTAAGATAATAACATCAAACCTTTCTTTACATTTCTTGACATAGTTATAAGAGTCAATATAGAAATCGGCATCCATTAACCTATTGGCATCCACTCTTATCTCATTACAATTAAGCCTTGTCTTGCCAGCAAAAAGATTCAAGACTTTTCCGAAACATTTTTCCTCAACCCATTCCCTTATTGGTTTAACTGAAAAGGTATATCTGTTTAGTGGGGCCTTAAGATAAGATAGTTTCATGATCTGTCAAGTTCTTCGTGTAACCTCCTATGTTCTTCCTTCCTTAACGGGCATAAATTTGCCTTGCTATTCATATACTTCCGTCCCAACTCTCTCGCAAAGCCACCTTTCTTAAAATCGCTTCTAAATAAAATGTGGTGTATAGAATAATGCCTATCTTTCGGGTCTATCCCGTATATGATAAATACTCGTTCCTTGTTTCCCAAATAACGCTTTCTTTCTTTAGACATATTTCCATAGGTAACCAGCAGAAGTTCTATCTGAAGCCTGACAGGCTTTCCAGATAGCAGTTTTGTCAACCCCACAGCTTTTCGCTGCCTCTGCTAATGAGCGATACTTTTTGATTATCTTCCTTCCCGTGGTCATTTTATAGACAGCTCTTGCTCTGCGGTCATTTATATTCGGAAGAGAAAGTGCTTCTTGTAAGCTATACCCATATCTTTTAAGACGAGCATGTAGAGTTACATACTTTATCCCAAGATTTCTTGACAATTGTTTCAGACAGATTTTGTGCCCATCATATCCAATTCTTATTGTGTCCGACTTATTTCTATTCTGCTCTTCTGCTGTTGCCCAGCAACAATTCTTTGGAAAGTAGCCCTCCTTGTTATTGATTCTCTCTAATGTTGTGGTTTTATTGTTTTGACGATGTTGGAGATAACTATCATACATGTCTCTCTTGAAGTTTAAAAATTTCTTCCACGAATCACAAACACTTATTCTCTTTTTTATGTATCTCTTGTGAAATTTACAACGGTTTATCATCGACCGCCACTCCGAATAAAATCTTGTGTTTCGCATACCATGCTTGTATCCCATATCTCCCATTATACAGCGTTTACCTCTTACTGTCAAATACTCTCTGCTTATTTTGTAGGTAGGTTTTTCTTTCTTTGTTCATAAATATATCTCTCCGCCTCATAGAACCTTAATCCCTCATCAACATTATAAAGAGGGATAACATTATGCTGGTCGGGATATAGTGCCAGCACTATTCCGCCAACCGCATAATTTCTAAAGCCTTGTCCGTGGGTAGGTAGGAACTCATCATCGGGCTTATAGCTACCGCCCGATATCGCCACCAAGTCCCGTCCACCCTTCCTAAACTTTTCAAAAGATTTGAGATGAGTGTGGGCTGTAAAAGCAATATCTGCTTCGGGATATTCGTGTTCCATCAGCCGCTTAGCCGCAAGTGTGAGATTAAGGTGTGATTTTGACCAGAAATAGTGTGTCATTGCCAGCTTATATTCTTGTTCCCCATACTTTATTTTTAGCAAGCCGCCACAATTAAGAATAGGGGCTTTTAGGTCTCTTAGCCAAGTTCCCTCAAAAGAATAGCCAGAATATTTTAGGAAGTTTTCGTGGTTTCCCCAACTGCTGGCTAACAACTTGCCATTATCGTCTAACTTCTTATAAAGCCTTTGGATTAAAAGGGCTTGTTGTTGGGGAGTGATTGGGTCTTCGTAAGTCCCTGAAGCGGCACTGCCACCAACCATAAAGTGGTCGATTGAATCTCCATTGGATATCGCAAAGAAATTCGGTGTTTCCATTACCGTATTGTAGTCGTGTAAGAAGGCTTCATAATCAACGGCGATTGAGCCAAGATGGCTGTCGCACCAGAGCCAAACCATAGCGGGTTGGTCGGGATATTGAGCTTTTATTTCTACGGTCGCTTCTCTTTGTCCGACACTTATTTCTTTAGACAAGCGGCGGGCTTCTTGAAGGTGTTTGAGGATTGCTTCTTCGTCAACAATGTGGGGCTTCTTTTCTATTATCAATCGTTCTGCCATAGTTTGACTACTTTAATATTATTTGTTATACTATAAGTAAAGGAGAGGGACAATCCCGTGTAGCGGGTTCACTAAGAAACACCATCTTTGTAATACCTCTCCTTCTCACTTCTTAAATCCAATTTCTTTTTTAGGTTCTGTTTCAAAATAAAGCCGTGAACTTATCTTTTCTCCCTTCTCATTAAAACTATCCTCTCTAAAATAGCGGATTGTCTGGTTATCAAGAATGGCATTATCAAGCCTGAGGCGCTGGTGGTCAATATTGTTTATATTGTCTACAACCTCCTCTAATTGGCTAACCCATTGGGCTCTTGCTTGCTCTAAGAAAAATAAGAACTCACTTTGGTTAAGCCGCCGTATCTCCTTTCTTGGGGCTTGGTTTATTTGCTCTCTTTCTTTCATACCAATCATCTAATTCTTTATCGATGTTTTGCCAAAGAAGTTGCTCAACGTTGTTCCTTGCTAGTGCCCCCAAGTCTTTGCCTTCTTTGGCTAACTGTTCCATATCCTTGAGTTGGTTGAGAAAATACTCAGTTTCTTTGTTCATTAAAAAAACCTGTTGATAATAATGCCAAGAATAATTGCTCCGACATTCACAACGGTTAAAGCGTCCATTCTTACTTTTAGGGAAGAGAGGCTTTGCTGAAGATGGGGGATATCATTGACAAGCAAAGTCTCTATTTTGCTGTCTAATCTTTCATAGTTTTTCTCCAATTGGGATACCCGATAAGAGAGTGTATTATTTCCTGTCATTTTTTTTATGTATAAATATTGATAGGGCAATCATGCCGCAATAAGAACCCACCAAAAAACTGATAAGGCAGGCAGAAAACAT